AGATGGTGGGTAAATTTATAGATTATGCACTCCAAATAAAAAAGCTATTTGGCTGGCGTTCAATTTGCTATTACCCAAAAGAAGCTTGGGCAATTGAAGCTTTAGATATGATAAATCAAAGAAAACAAACAAAAATTAATAAAATAATTAAAGGAGATTAAAATGGAACAACAACAATTAAAAGCAGAAATATTAGATATGTTTATTGAATTGGTTAATAGAGATTATCAATTTGAAATTAACAAAGATTTTGATGATAACTGCTGGACTTTGTATTTTAGAAATGAGCTAAACGAAAAGCATTTTCATTGTGGAGAAATAGGAAGTTCAAAGCAAGAAGAATTAATTAAAGATTTATATAATAATTTAGCTTATTTATGTAAGGGCATAAAATGAGAGTAGATAATAGCGATATAAATATTAATGCAGACGAAACAAAAGATTATGCTTTTGCATTCTTAGGTGAATTTGGCTACGAATTAATAAGCTGGCTACCTTATTTAAAATATTTAAAGGAAACATTTAATATTAAATTAAATACAATAAGCAGGCCTGGCAGTTCATTATTTTATAATTTTTCAGATGCACATTACGAAGTTAGTAGTGACTACATCGGAAATATGTGGGGCGATGAATATTGTTATGCAAAATTGTATAATAAATTTCAACAATACAAAATAATACATCCTGGTCAGGATTTTATAAATAAAAGAAATATAAAAATAGAAAATACTAATTGGGAAAATAAAGATATTCATACAATAATAAAAACAAATAATTATTCAATATTAAATTTAGACTATGTTAAAATAGTTCCTGATATTATTAAAAAACCATTTGTAGTAATAAATAACAAATTTCAAAGGCAATGGTTTAATAAATATAAATCGCCAATAAATTATTTTAATGATATTGAATTAAAAGAAATTATTAGTCTACTAAACAAAAAAGGTATTAATGTTATATATAATAATTTCATAGAGAAAACAAACTACGATATAATTTATAATCATGAATTTAAATTAGATAACGAAAATAATATTAATTTATGGGATAATTTTACAGGTATAAACGAAATACAAAAAAACGAAATACAAATTAATTTATATAATGATGCAGAATATATAATTGGAGTTCAGGGTGGTAATATGTATTTACCTTTAATATTAGGTAAAAAATGTTTAATATTAATGCGAGACGGAAATTATATAGATTATCTAGAATTAGCAAGAATATATAATGCTGAAGTGCAATGCTTTTATGAGTCGAGCCAAATTATAAACTCAATAGTATTAAATAATAAATTTAATACTATAGAGACAATACAAAAATTTCATTATGCTAAAAAATAATTTGGAAATATAAATGATTTATGTTATATTTGTTTTAACATAAAACTCCGAATTACTTTATAATTCTATAGCCGTAGAAATACGGCTTTTTTATTATTTATCTTCGTAATACAAATAACATCTACAATTACAATTTTCTGCAGCCACCGAACCACCGCCAGGATGTTGCATAGAATCGCCACCAATATTGAAATAACCATTATCATCTGGCAACGTCCCATCGGCAGCGTAATGCGTTTCTCTAACAGAACCGTCCCTTTGTGAAATCCATTTTACATTTTTGTTAGTAACTTCTGCTATTTTATTTTGAGTCTGACCTGAAGTAGATGTTGTAACTGTTCTGGCAATTAAATTTACACGTGAATTTTTCATTGTAGAAAAATGTTCTTTAATATTAGTTTTGAGTTTATTTTTGTCAATAAAGCCCTGCTCTTTAATCATATTATCTACAATAACATTTAGTTCAGATTTAATCGTTTCAGTGGAAGTAAAGAGTTTTTTATTGCTATATTCAATTACTGCATCTGTTATCTTTTTTATATCTGAACTATCAATTTGGAAATCGGGATTGTTTTCAATTTCTTTAAATATATTTTTTATCAAATTCTTTAAATTTACGTTACAATTATCTTTAAACATTTGCTTCCACAAATTTTCATCAAATATCGAATCGTCAAATTTAGTTTTAATATTACTCTTTATATTATTTTCGATAGAAGAAATAACATTTTTCTCAATCTGATTAAAAGTTTTAGCAATGTTTTTAACTAACTTAGGATACTCTAAATTAGCTAAATAATCTTTTTGTAACCAAATAACTGCTTTTTCTATTTCAGAAAGGTCATTATATTTTTTTTTTACTGCTTTTGACTTTTGCTCTGGTTCAGTTAATTCATTATTTTGTATAGCAGCCGACCTTAAAACGTCCCCGCCCTCAATTTCATCATACCCATTATAAACTCTATATTCGTTTGGAGTAATTAAATTGTATTTTAATTCTAAGTCATACTTCTTTAATTCAAATTCAGGGTCATTCCATTTAATATCATCGTGAATTAAGCATATATCCTTTTCAAAGTTTTGGAAATAATTACTTAAATTATATTCAAATTTATCTATTAATGGTGAAATTGTATATACTCTTAATTCCATTTCAACCTTATTTGCAGAAGCATAAGCTGCGTTTTCTGAAGTGTCTAACATTGTATAAGGAACGCCAAATATAGCACAAATTAATTTAGCATTATTTTTTGAAGTTTCGTTATTGATAATGTTTGAATTTGTATTAGTAGCAGCAAAAGGTAAGAGTTCGACTCCACCTTCCAAAAGAGCCACAATTTGTTTATCTGGCAAACTTTGTTTTAAATGTAGTTTAAATCTATTATATTCTTCATCTGACATATTCTTTTCAGTTTTCAAAACAAACGGAGGCAATGCTTCCCGAATAAAATAGTCTTTTATAAAAGTTCTTAATTCATTATCAATATTAATAGAATTAGCAGCAGCTAAAAGTAATTCAGGGCGTCCCCAACAAAAAGAAGTATTAACATCTGAACTTGGGCTTAGTGTCTTTATATGACAAATTTCGCTTTTATCAATAATACTTAGTCCATTATTAGAATAATATCTATATTTGACAATATTATTATACATATCAAGCACAGGTTCAACTTTATTAGATGGTAAAACATAAATTTGAGTTGGATACTTATAATCATTCATTGGAAAATAAAAAAAAGCATTTCCACTAAAATCAAGCCATTTTACTGCTAATTGTTTTAAATCATACCAACTATTCCCATACAAAGTATTAGGCATATTTATTAATTTGCTTAGCCAATGTTCAGAATTTAGATATTCAAAAGTTCCATCTTTTTTTCTTATAGCAGGATAATTATTTACGCTTGCTAAAAATTGAGCTCTTTTATTAACACAAGCGAAACTCCAGCTTTTGAAAAACGAAATTAAATCTACCGTAGCATCTGTATTATTTAGCATACTAACGTAAGTATGGTCTAAATTTGCACTTTTATTATTTGTCTTACCAAATATTTTATTTATTAGTTTCATATTCTCCTCATATTTAGAGTTAAACTATTTTCTTTTGCAAAATTAATAAATTGTGTAATACTATCGACAATATCATCGTGTTTTCCAAAAGGAAAAGTTGTAAATTGTTCAATAACGTCAAAAGTCCATTTTTCGTTTGCTTTAATAAATACTTTCCCTTGCTCAAATAAAGGTGCTGCAGTATGACATCTTATAGTTTTGTCAGCAGTTGGCTTAATTGCTTTCACAGGTAAAAAAGTAAAACGTTTCAAATATTGTAATAAACTTTGTCCGCTTGCTTTATCCTCAATTAAAATTGTAGAAGGTTTGTATTTGTTTGCTAATTGAACGGCTACCTTTTCAAGTTCAGGATACTCTAATTTTGTAACAAATACATCAAAAATATAATAATAGTTATCTTTAATACCTATTGTAGTGCATACACTAAAATCATTTTTAACGTCTGTTTTAAAAGCAGTGTCCCAACTTTGAATAATGTAATCATATTCTAAATTATCATCAAAATACTTCCACCATTCTCTTTTGATTATTTGAAGTTCTGAATTAGATGGTTCTTGCTGATATAATGCACTAAACCATAAACTACCTATTTGTTGCCTAATTTCATTTAATTTCTCAATATTAAATCTTTTCGGCCACAATGCTTCATTTTTTTGTCTACCCAAAATATCGTCTTCATCTGCTATTGCTTTTAAAGTTAATAATTGCCATTCTTTATTAACGTCATTATCTAAAATTCTACCAGCCAAATCGTCATAATGCCATCTTGTTTGAATTAATATAATTTTTGCATTAGGTTCTTTTCTTGTATAAGCAGTCGAAAGAAACCAATCCCAAGTCTTTTGTCGATAAGTTACTGAATATGCTTCTTCTGCATTTTTTACAGGGTCGTCAATAATTATCCAATCCGCCCCTTTGCCAGTCATTGCACCACCAACGCCAACGCAGTCCATATATCCACCTGCTTCGGTCTCAAAATACCCTTGTCTTTCAATAGTCAAATCGCTCCGATGTTGCTTATAAATACTCATAGCTTTTCTGCCCCAACTGGAAGCAAACGTCATTTCATAACTTGCTAATAATATTCTGGATTTTGGATTCTGCAATAAAAGAAATGCAGGTAAATATTTTGAAATAAATTCAGATTTCCCGTGTCGGGGAGGCATCGTAATAATTAGCTTATCATTAACACCATTAATCAATTCAAAGGTTTTTTCCTCAATTAATGCAATGTGAGGAGGGCATTGATAATCTGGGTTATCTTGCTTAGCTAAGGTGTATATCGTTTTAATCATTTTCGTTCATTGCCTTAATAAACGCTTTATAAGCAGCTAATTGTTTTGGAGTTTTAGGTATATCAAATTCGTTTTCACTTTTTGAAACTACGTTTTCAAATCTTTCAATATAACCACGTCCCCTACCAATTGTTTTTAAGAAAAAGATTATTGCAGTCTTATCTTTTTCGTTTATCAATTCAAATAACTTATTCTCAGCTAAATCTAATGTTTTGTTGCGTGCTTCTTGTAAAGTATCTTTTAATTGAGGAAATTCTTTAATATAATTATAAATAGTTTGATTATCACAATTCAATATTTTAGCAGCTACAGAAACTAATCCATTAGCTTTTAATATTGCATTTTGTATCTGTTCTATTTTAAATTTTTTAACGTTCATAATTAGGTTTTTTCGAGACTAAAAAAAAGTTACTTTATTTCAATAGAGTTATCGTTTGCAAACCACTGTAAATAAATTTGATAAGATATTTGAGCCATCATAACTGGTGGAACTGACATTCCGATTAAATATTTTGGTTTGATATTATTGAAATTGTAATCTAAAGGATAAGTTGCTATTAAACTCCATTCATCTACATCAAAATAACGTGGAACAGTCCAGTCTTGTAAAATATCTCCCTTTGTTGTGAGAGTATTAGCAACTTCATTAGGACTACATTTAATATAGCAATAGCCATTATTCGTAATATCTCTATTATGTTGCCCAATTTTACATTGATTCCATATCGTTGTTCTATATTCTGATAAATTTGGCTTTTGATTGATTTTTATAAATTCTTTTAACAAAATCGGCTTTTCATTAAACTCCAATTTTAATTTAGGATATTTTAGGTCTTTATTGCTTGCTATAAAAAACACACGCTCTCTTTTTTGAGGGACGCTCATAGTTGCTGCATTAAGTAAAAATATTTGAACTGAATAACCATAATCATTTAATCTCTTTACAATTTCTTTTGAGTAAAGTTTCGCATTCCCAGTTATAATTCCCTTTACATTTTCTAATATTGCAACTTTGGGCTTCAGTTTATTTATTGTATCACAATAGACAAAAACCAAGTCATCTAAAACTTGTTTAGCTTGACCTTCTATAAAATGTTTCTTTTTGCCCCAGTCTTTTTCTCTATTCCCAGCCATAGAAAAGTTACTACAAGGTGGTGAGCCGTCTAATATATCTAAATTATAAAGTTCTTCAGGTAAATCATTTCTTTGATTAAATATTCTCAAATCTTCTATAAATAAATATTTTGGATTATGATTTAATTTATAAACGTCAGCAATCTTTTTATCTATTTCAACGCCACCTAAATGATTATAGCCAGCTAATTTGTAACCCATAGTAGAACCGCCACCACAAATAAAAGTTCCAAATACATTTAAATTGTTTTTAGGTAAGTTGTAACCATCTTTTAAATACCATTTATAATTAAACTTAGGCATTGTTTAACAACCTTTCCAATAGCTGTTCTTTAGTTTTTAGTTCCATTATATCTAATAATTTATTAATCTTTATATTAATTTCTGCAAACAATTCAGCATTAAATTTAAACGAAATAATTCCTTCATTATCAAATCCATTTACATCAATTTCTTTATTCTTATCTGAAAAATCAAAATCCATTTTCTCCAGCTCCCATTCCACAGGGCTTATATCATATTCAGTAACCAAATCATTTATAACATCAAAATCCAAATCAATACTTTCCTTTGCAGAATGATTATCAATTATAGCTAATTCACGTCCCTTTTTTGAGTTAATGTCAATATCGGTTCGTTTCACTGCTACTATTTCCTTGCCGTCAGTTTCAAC